AGCTTCTCTAGCGCTTTTTACTTCGGCCGCGACATCAACTTTAGCCGAATCGTTTTCTTGTACTGACATTTTAACCACTCCTTTAAGGGGTTTTTCTTCTTGTATTTTCTCGCGCCCAACTCCTACGCTTTCGTCGGCTGGGACTGATACTAAAGAGATTTCAAAAGGTCTAAACTTTACCCGATAACTTGGAATCCCTTCCGCGTCTCTTGGCAATTCTTCGTCCATTTCTAAAATCTCATACGATACCGAAACATTCACACGAATTCCGTCTTTCATGTCTTGGTACTCGGATTCAGCTAGCGCGTTTCTTCCAAAACGCACCACCGCGCGGCCTACGCGGGTTTCCTGATCTATGTACGCCCTTTCAATCACGCCAATTTGTTGGCGTTTGTCGTGATCTTTTAAAAGCGGCGCTCTTCCTGAGTTTAAAAACTCTAAATCAACATCTTCATGGTCTAAAACTTCGTAGCCAAAAACTTGGCGCACTTTGTTTTCAGACGAAAAAGCAAGCTCTATCTCTCTTGACTCATCTTTTAACAAAGAAAGATCTAACCTTGCTGACCTTTGACAAGTTGAAATTTCTGGTTTACTCATCTTCTGTGTCCTCGCTCTTTTGTAAAGCTCCCTTCGCGCCAAAAGGTTCAAAGGCTAGATCTATGCCTAAACTTTGCGCGAGTTCTTTCTCTTTTTTGATTTGTTCTAACAAACTCTTAACGTCCCTTCCATGAATAGAGGCAATATCATTTAGCGTCATGGTTCCGTTATTAAGAGCAACTGAATAACTTTGGGTTTCTTTAAGTGGGTCGATATAACCAAAACCGCGAGGCATCCATTTAGGATTTGCGAACTTTTCAAACTTTCGCATGGGAAGATTAAGCGCGCCTGTTGTCATCGCCATTAGTAGCCAACGCTCAAAAACGGGCTGTAAAAAATGCTCAATTAAAAAATTCTGTTCTTTTTTGAAATAAAAACGCTCTTCTAAAGCGCCTTGTCTTATGCTCGAATAGTTAACGCTTTCTAAATCATTCGATAGCGTCGCATAAGAAATATTCAAACTGGATGCAAAAGATCTAAGAATCTGTTTTACAAAATCCTGAAATTGGCTAGTTGGGTGCTGAGGGTCGAAGGTTTGAAAGGCCATGCCTTCGGGCAATTGCTCAAACGTTCCTGGCTCTGCGTTCATAATCGGATTGTATACATCTTCTTTGTCTTCGCCTTGGTAGTCTTCGCCTTTAGAGCTTGTGAAAAAGCCCATCTTTGAAGCCCCGATTCTTGCCGCTGTGAGTTCCGCGTCAATATATCCGTTAAGCTGGCGAACTCTCAAAAGCGCTGCGGCTAGTGGTGGAACGCCTCTTGTCTGCCCTGGCCTTGTTTGTCTGTAAATATGCAAAATTTGATCGGCTGGCACTCTTCTATGCATTCTTGCCGCTCGGCTTAGCATAAAATTTTCGTTGGGATTTTCTTCGAATAGCCAATAAGCTAGCGGCTTGTCATTTTTATCTAACTCAACGCCCATCTTGATACGCTTGCCGTTCTCAAGATTTTTGTTTAGCTCTTCGTCTAACTGATCGGTATCTAAAAACTTAAGCGCAAAACCAAAAGGGTTTTTATTGGTTGTGACTAGTTGAATAAGCGCCTCGCCCTCGCTTGAAAGCTGCTCTATTAGCAAATCTTGACAGTCAACAAAAGATAAACGCTCATCAATCGTGCAAAATCCCTTTTTTGCCCATTTATGCCAAGCTTGCAAAATCAAATTGTTTGCGGCTTCGTCGCTTCTTCCATCATCTTCTAGCGCGTTTGGCTGTAAAAGAATGCCTTTTTCGCCAACTATGTTTGTTTTCATAATGGCAACATAGCGCTTAGAATATGGATCGTTACGGATCATTTCGCGGCATCTGTCGCGAAGCTTTCGAATATCAAAACGGATTTCATCATCAGCGCTGCGAGTTCCAGCGAAAAAGTCTATTAAGCGGCCTGATTTGGCGCCGTCATAAGATCTCTTAGAAACTTTTTTTGAAAATCTTTTAGCGATTGAGTTAGCTATAAATTCAAACATTGCTCCCCTATACGTTAAAAGAGGCTTTGATCAAGCGGCCTGATCCATTGCCATTTCTGACGCGCTCGGCCTGCTCTTCTTTTTTAACTTCAGCGCGGTAAAAGCTGCGCCACTTTAAAAGATCGTCGATTGATAGTTTAGTTAGTGATCGGCCTTGAATGGAGTAAGTAGATACGTCCGCATCGGCTCTGCCCTCAAGCAAGCTTTCAATTTTATCAAGCATGATTTTTGCGTGAGTGCGGGGGTCTGTTGTTGCGGCTGCTTTGTTCGGCTTAATTTCAAAAGTGCCATAATCTAGCGTAACTCTTTTTGAACTGTCGCCGCTATCGGTGATGTATAGCTGCCAGTGATAAACGCCCACGGTATAAGCGGCTGTTGTGTCGGCATCGGCAACAATTAAATAATCATCACCGCTATTTGTTGCGGTTAAAGTGATAACTGTTGTGCCGTCGCCTTCAAGTCTTGCTTTATAAGATAGTGTATAAGAAGTGTTTGGGTAATCGTCGCTGTATTCTGTTTTTTTCCACGTTGTATAATCACCCTGAATGATTTCGCGCGGCTCTGACGTTCCAGGCGTAGCGGTAAAAACATTCGACATGAAAAGCCCTCCTAAAAGACTTACCAAGAGTTCACAAAGCCGCCTCTTGGTCTATCATGCCTATTTTTTAAATTATTTCTTTGTATATTTAAAGGTTTTTTTTGAATATTAGTTTCTGTTTTAATTTCTTCTTTAGTCTCTTCTTTTGCCTCTTCTTTTGGCTCTGGTGTTGGCTGTTCTTTTGCTCCCAAGGTTTTAAGCATTTCGTTTTGTTTTTTATAAATTGTTTTTAAGTTAGCATTTAATCCAACAAAACAACAATAAGCATAAACTCGGCAGTCTAGGGCTTCGTTTCTTGCTCGATAAGCTTTATAAGATCGAACCAAAACGCCTTTATTGTAGGAATAAACCACCCTTTCCGCTGTTAATTGCTGAAAATATTCTTCGTCCGCGCTTATTGGAAAATGGCAATATCCAGGGCCTTTTTTTTCAATTTTAAGACGAGCAAAAATAATATCTTTTGCGCTATCAACGCCAACCATGTAAAGCGGCACTTTTGCGCTGTTTCTAATTCCAGCCCTTTTAGGCCAAATTGCTTTCCCTTGCCCAGCTTGCCCTTTAACGGCGCAAACTCGCCTCGATGCTTTGCCTTTACAAAAAGTATAAACTGCTTGCGTGTAGTGTCCCCCCGAATCTATTGCGGCGCTCGATATTTGCAGCTTTAAGCCATCTCGCCTTTTAAAAACTTCTCTCAAATACTCATCAAGACGCATCCAAATTTCTAAAGTTGAGGGGTCGCCGTAAAAGATTTTATATTCTACGCTCCATGCTTCCTCATCAAAGCCCCATCCAACAACCTCACACTCAAGCCGATTGTCTTGCACGTCAACGCCAGCCGTTAAAAGCAAAATCTCATTTGGCAAGTTGTCTTTTGAGTAATTTTCACGCCGTTTTAAAAACTCAATATCTTCTATTCCCTCGCCTTGATCTTCCCAAGTTTCGGCAAGGGTCGTATTGACAAAAGTTTTCAGCGTTTCGGGTAATTTCTTAGCCTCTAGAAAGTTTTCGACAATTTCAGAGAGCAAAGACCACGAAGAATAAAGCTCATTTAAATGAAAGCCTGCTTTTCCCTTGAATGGTTTTGTAGCTTGCCATTTTCCATTTCGCACCGCTTCCCAGCGCTCGGCATCTTTAAATTGCTTATCACAATATTTGCATTGATAACGGGCCGTTTGCGGATCTTCTTTTTCAAATATCACTTGTTTAAATTCTAGCTTTTGAAATTTGCCACAAGCTGGACATGGAACTAAATAGTGCCTTTGATCGGTTTCTTGAAATGCGGATTCAATGCGACTTGATCCTTTGTTTGTGGGACTCGATACTAAAACAGCTTTTGAATTCCAGAAGGTTTTACTTCTCTTTAACGCTAATTTTACGGGGTCTCCTTCACTGCCCGCGCTTGGTGGGTAGCGGTCCACCTCATCGAGCAAAACAACCCTGATCGGCCTAGATGCTAAACTAGCTGGTGAGTTTGCGCCACAAATCGTTAAATGGCCTTGCGGAAAGGTTTTGTGTAAAACTGTGTTGCCGCTGTCTCTTGTTCTGGCATCTTTAACTTTGTCGCTTAAAGCTGGACAATCTCTAAGCATATTAGCTAAGCGCTCTTTTGAAAAACTTTGCGCCATGTCAAGGGTCGGTTGCACAATCAGCATCGGCGCTGGCTCATAGTGTATGAAGTAACCAACTGTGTTTAAAAGGGTTTCGGTTTTGCCTACTTGGGATGATAGCATCAAAACAACTTCACTAGTTTCCAAATCTGATATGGCTTGCATAATGCCGCGTTGATATTCGGCGCGTTCGATGCGATAGCGGCCTGGCTCGGCGCTAGCTTCGGGAGATAAAAAGCGATAAGTTTCTGCCCATTGATCAAGACTTAGAGGCGGTGGAACCTTCATCAGACTTTTTATTTTTTGCACCATCGCTTTTAGATTTGTCTTTGACGATTTCAACTCTAGTTTTTTTGGATTCAAGCTCATTGCATGCCTCAATTATGTATTTCGTCAAAATCTTGTTAATCTTTGGGCGGTCTTCAATTCCAACTAGCAAGGGCGTTAATTTTGCGGGCAAGCTTAAAAGTTTTGTCTTAAAAGCAATGGCCAACTTTTCCCACTGAGGCAAAACCTCGTCAACTTTGACAACTTCCTTTTCCGCAAGCTCGTATTCGATTTCCAAGAGTTTGGCTTTTGCGATTGCTTGCCTTTGCTTTGCCTCGGCCATTGTCATCGAGGTTTTAACATTGGTAAAAGAGTTTTCACGCAAAAAATCAATGTAGGCATGAACTAATTTAACGTGATCATAAGCGCCGTCTTTTTCACGCGGCAAGAGGCCATCTTTAGCCATTACTGAGACGCGAGAGGGTGCAAGCTTGATAAGTTTAGCGGCTTTTTCAACGCCAAGTTTTCCGCAAAGGTCTGTCATATGATTTCAGTCTCCCCGCCTTGTACCAAAAGAATTTCAGAATCTAAAAATGTATCGAATAGGCAAAAAATGCCTAGTTGATTTGAGGGTTTTTGAATAGTAATTTTGTAAAGATTGAAGCTCAAAACAAGCCTTTTTTTATGTTAAAAAAACTTTGTTAATTAACTTGACTTTTTAATTTCATCTAGTAAAAAATCTCTGTCTCTAAAAAGATTTTGGGGTTGTGAGTTACC